GGGAAATTCCCCTGTGGTGGGTTGATCGTTATTGGGATATACCGAATGATGAGGAGTCTTAGTTATATTTTAAAAAACGACCGTTGGGGGCAGGAGTGTATTTCCGTCCCTCTCCCCTAGGAAGTGCATTCCTCCCCCTTCGGTTAATGTAGATAACACAATATGTCCTTTGGCATTGAACTGAGCCTAGTCTCTTGATATAAATAAGATACTAAGTTGACAAATTAAATAGTTAGTGCTAAAATATATGGTGAATAGGTTTACCCGAGGGGAATTTTGCAAACTCAGATAAGGGAAAAGATATACAATAATCTACAAAATCTTAACGAGTATGATGCCAAGAGAGTTCTCGTTCTTCTGGCGGAACTCGATAAGCGTGAGTTCAGGGATTTAACCACTAAGGACTTTATAGAATACACAAAAGCTATATGGCCTGAATTTATATCTGGTCATCATCATAAGATAATGGCCGATGCTTTTGATAGAATAGTCGATGGTGATCTGAAGAGGCTTATAGTCAACATGCCTCCAAGGCATACCAAGTCGGAATTTGCTTCATGGTTATTGCCATCTTATTTTCTTGGCAAATACCCTGATAAGAAATTAATACAATCTTCTCACACGGCAGAGTTGGCACAGAGTTTTGGCCGAAGGGTTAGGAACTTAATAGATAGTGACGAGTACAAAAAAATATTCCCAGATGTCGCACTTAGTAGCGACAGCAAGTCTGCTGGTAGGTGGAATACTGACAAAGGCGGTTCGTACTTTGCGATTGGCGTGGGGGGCGCTATAGCGGGTAGGGGTGCTGATTTATTTATAATCGATGACCCCCATTCGGAGCAGGATGCGTATGGGAGTGATTCCAAGTCGTTTGATTTGGTGCACGAATGGTTTACATCGGGTCCAAGGCAGAGGTTGCAGCCTAACGGTGCTATTGTTATCGTGATGACCCGGTGGCATAAGAATGATTTGACAGGAAAAATATTAAAGGATTCACTAGAAAGGGAGGGAACTGATGAATGGGAACTAATAGAATTTCCCGCGTTACTCCCTTCTGGGAATCCAGTATGGCCTGAATATTGGTCAGAGGAGTTGTTACTATCTTTAAAGGCCGAACTCCCTGTGGGCAAGTGGATGGCGCAGTACATGCAAAATCCATCGGCAGAAGAGGGGGCCTTGGTGAAACGGGAGTGGTGGCAGTTGTGGGAGGGAGACCCACCGCCGGTCAAGTACATCATAATGTCGCTTGATACCGCTTTCACCAAAAACACGAAGAATGACCCAACGGCATGCACTGTTTGGGGCATCTTTGAACAAGAGAACGCAGAAACTGGCACAACAATAGACAGCATAATGCTACTCGATGCATGGGATGCGTACTTGGAATTCCCAGAATTGAAGCAGAGAGTTAAATTTGAGTATACTGAGAAGTGGAAACCAGATCTTTTGTTGATTGAGAATAGAGGATCTGGTCAACCGTTGATACAAGAGCTACGCAATGCAGGAATAATGTGTACCGAGTTCACCCCGACCAGGGGAAAGAAGGGGCAGAAAACTCCAGATAAAATTGTTAGGGTAAACAGCATCAGTGACATGTTTTCAAGTGGCATTGTACATAGGCCAAATAAGAGGTGGGCCGAGAAGGTGATGCATGAATTTGCAGAGTTCCCGAATGGCAACCATGATGACTACGTGGATAGCGGAACACAGGCGTTGATGAGATTTAGACAGGGCGGTTTCATTAGGCTGGAAACAGATGACGATGAAATCGAGAACGACGTTGCCTTCAGACAAAGACGTAAAAGGAAATATTATTAGTGGCTATAGATAAGACAGCAGAGCCTTTTATATACAGTCAAGATGTAAGCCCAACACTCATAACTGAGATCGAGCTTGGAGAGGCCCCGATGGACCCTTCGATATTGGAAGAGGCCGATGGTGGCGTATTGATAGATTTAGATGGAGGTGCTGTAATAGAGATAGAAATAGACGATGGGTTTGGGGCAAACCTAGCAGAATCCATTGACGAGAACGAACTAGATACTCTCGCATCTGATATTATAGGACAGTACAATTCCGATGTAAACTCCAGAAAAGACTGGGCAGACTCCTACGTTCGTGGCCTGAAGTACCTCGGGTTCGATGCCAAGGAGAAGAATGACCCGTGGGAAGGCGCTTGTAGCGTAATACATCCATTGATATCTGAGGCAGTTGTTAGATTCCAGTCTCAGGCTATAACTGAACTTATGCCAGCAGATGGCCCGGTCAAGGTCAAGATAGTTGGCACTCAGACCATAGATAAGCTCGCGCAGGCCAATAGAGTCAAGGACTACATGAATTATACCTTGACTGAGCGTTTAAGCGACTACAGGCCAGAGACCGAGAAGATGCTATTCGGCCTTGGTGTTACTGGTTCTGCTTTCAAGAAGGTATATTATGACCATATAAGAGACAAACCAGTTTCCGAATTCATACCTGCTGAAGATCTTGTCGTTAATTATGGTGCTAAGAATCTCGACACCGCAGAGAGGGTAACCCATGTTGTCAAGGTCTACGAAAATGACTTCAAGAAGCTAGTAGCAAAGGGTTTCTACAGAGATATAGGAATGACAGATCCTATAAACTTCCAGTCTGATATAGAGAGGGAGAAGGATAGGCTTAACGGAACTAACCCTGTAGATTATAATGACGGCAGGTTAACACTCCTTGAGCACCACTGCGAATACGATTTATACGGCTACGAGGACACCGATGAAGGGGGCGATAGTACTGGCATAGGGCTTCCATATATAGTAACTGTTTGCTTGAGTTCTAGCAAGGTCCTATCTATTAGAAGGAATTGGGAAGAGGATGATGACAAGAAGATTAAAAGGAATCATTTTGTTCAATATGAGTATGTACCCGGAACAGGTTTCTATGGTTTCGGCCTCACTCATCTTGTTGGCGGTATAGCAGAATCATCTACATCAATATTGCAACAGCTTGTTGACGCAGGTGTGTTGTCTAATCTACCCGGCGGTCTCAAGGCGAAGGGTATGCGTATACAGGGAGATGATACCCCGATAGCACCCGCAGAATGGAGAGATGTTGATGTGGGTGGCGGGAGTATCCGAGATAACATATTCCCATTGCCGTACAAAGAGCCTAGCATGGTACTGTTCCAGCTATTGAAGTCTATGGTTGAGGACGGCAGGAGATTCGCATCCCTTAACGACATACAAGCTTCGGAGATGAATAATCAAGCACCTGTAGGCACGACTCTGGCAATCATAGAGCGAACAATGAAGGTCATGACTGCTATATTCGCCAGGCTTCATACCTCGGCGAGAAGGGAGTACAATCTTCTTTCGAATGTAATAAGAGACTTTGAGTCAGAAGAATATCCTTACGACATAGGGGCAAATACTAATAAGAAACTTGAAGATTTTAGTTTACAGGTTGATATCTTACCAGTATCTGACCCCAATGCGTCAACTATGGCCCAGAGGATCATGCAGAGTCAGAACGTCTTGCAGCTAGTTTCAATGAAGCCTGAGATATATGACATAAGAAAAATACATAAACAAATGCTGACAGCAATGAATGTGCCAGACATAGACGAGATCATACCACCAGCGGAGGATGAGGAGCCAAGAGATCCAGCCACTGAGAATATGAATATAATCATGGGAAAGCCAACAAAGGTTTTCATGTGGCAAGACCATGAGTCTCATATAATTGCACATATGTCAGCAGCCGAAGATCCTAAGCTAACGGGTGCCTTATCAAGATCTCCCGCTGCACCTGCTATACAAGCAGCGATGGCAGCACATGTAACTGAACATGTTGCCTATGCATACAGGAGAGCAATAGAAGAGAACCTTGGTATGCCTATGCCTGACCCGGATAAACCTATGCCTAAGTCTGTAGAAACTTCATTCTCAAAGGTTATAGCAGAGGCTGCGAGCAAGACTCTCCAAAGTAGTATAGCTGAGCAACAGAACATAAAAGCAAATCAGGAAGCTGAAGACCCGCTTGTTCAGATGCAGCAGAGGGAACTTGCAATCAAGGAGCAGGATCTCCAAAGGAGAATCGAAGAGTCTAAGGAGAGAATCAAATTGGATTCGATTAGAACTATGTCGGATATAGAGGGAAAAGCGAATGCATCAGAGCTTGACAAGATTAAGACAATAACTGATGCTAAAGTAAAGACAAGTTCTGCCAAGTTAGAAAAGGTTGAAGTGGCTATAAAGTTACTGTCAACCATTCTCGACGAGCAGGGCAGGGTTGAGGACCTAGATCATAAAAATCAAGTAGATGAGGCTAGGGCTAGCATTGAGTCTATAAAGATGTTACTATCTGGTATAGACAAGATTAAAGAAATGAAAACCCTAGGGGGAGTATAGATGATAGAAGAGTTAACAAGAGTGATAGTGGAGAGAAGGAATTCGTTGACACATGGATTAATTCATGGAAACGCAAAGTCGTTTGAGGACTATGCAAAGTTTGTTGGTCAGATAACGACATTGGAGGATGTAGAAACTACTATAAACGACTTGCTGAAGAAGCAGAACGGTGCAGAGCTTCCGGCAAATTCACAAGTTGTATAGTATGGAGAAGAAATGGGAGAGAGCAAGAAGGAGAGGGCAAAATTATTGCCCGAACCAGTTGGGTATAGGCTTCTGGTAACACCAATAGAATTGGAAGACAAGACTGATGGTGGCATTTTTATACCAGATGATACAAGAGATCGTGAGTCAATCGCAACTGTAGTCGCAATGGTATTAAAGGTTGGCCCGACTGCATACAAGGACACCGCAAGATTTCCAGATGGACCTTGGTGCAAAGAAGGTGATTTCGTCCTCATACGTCCTTACCAAGGAACAAGGCTTAAAATTAAGGGTAAGGAGTTTAGGATAATCAACGATGACACTATAGAAGCGGTGATTCAAGATCCTAGAGGAGTGGAGAGAGCATGAATGAGCAACGAGCAGACGACTTGCTGGGAAACGTAGTTACCCAAGTTGAGGTCGGCAAGGAAGAGGAAGAACCAGAGGTAGAATTTGAGATAGTAGATGCTAGGCCAGAAGAAGACAGGGTTTCGCCTAGGACCGAAGCTTCGTCAGATTCCGAGGACTTTGATTCCGAGGTTGATGGTGTTGACAAGAAGGTAAAGAAGCGAATAAATAGATTAAGGTACGAGTTTCATGAGCAGCGTAGGGCCAAGGACACGGCATTGCGTGAGCGCGATGAAGCATTGAAGTATGCACAGTCTCTTCAGGAACTTGTAAAACGAGGAGAAGAAGTTCTGGTAGGCCAACTTAAAGCCAAGAATACTATTGAATTAGAAAAGGCTAGAGAGGAGGCAAAATCAGCTTTTGAAGAGGGGGATGCGGAGGGTTTCACTAGAGCACAAGAGAATCTCCAGAGAGTGAACTATGAGAGTATGGTTGCGAATTCATACGTACCCAATAGTGGGCAAGATCAGTTCCAGGGAGATTTGCAAAATGCTCAACCTCAAGCTCAAGCTCAAGCTCAAGAATTTCCTCAAGGGCAGGTGCAAGAGGTGGACCAATATGCCTTGAAGTGGAAAGAGAATAATCCTTGGTATGGAAAAGATCCAGCATTGACGGGTTATGCTCTTAGTGTGCACAATGAATTAATTAACAGTGGTATAGATCCAGTAGCCAATAGGGATGAATACTACGGAGAAATAAATGGTAGGGTCAGGAAACAATTTCCTGACAAGTTTGGGGATGATAATCAAAGCCCACCGGGGGCAACCGCTAAACAACCCAGACAATCCGTCGTTGCGCCAGCTAAAAGAACATCTGGCAACCGACGCAAAGTGCGGTTAACCGAGGATCAAGTCAACCTCGCAAAAAGACTTGGCGTCCCACTAGAAGAATATGCTAGGCAAATGAACCTGCTGCAAGGAGAGAATTAAATGGTTGAAGAAAAACGTGATAATCGAAAAACCGAAACGAGAGAAAGTGTACAACGTGAAAAACCTTGGAGTCCACCGAAGTTGCTTCCGGTTCCAGACCCACAGGAAGGTTATGTTTTCCGATGGGTAAGGAGTTCTATAAGAGGCGAGCTTGACAATAAGAATGTCTCTCAGAGATTCAGAAGTGGGTGGGTTGCATGTAAGACTGAGGATCATCCAGAGCTTATGGTTATGTCTGATATAAACTCCAACTTTGAAGGAAATATAGAAGTTGGTGGAATGCTTCTTTGCAAGAGAAGTAGAGAAGAAGCATTGAAAGAAAAGTCATATATACAAAGCTTGAACGATGCTCAAATGGAAGGCGTTGATCGCAATTTCTTGAAAGAGGAGAATGAAAAGATGCCTCTTTATTCGGAGAAAAGGACAGAGGTAACATTTGGTGGTGGACGCAAGTAGAAATACTACTTGGCTATCACCAATTAAATAAGGAGATAGTCAAATGGCTTATGGATTAAGACCAGTCAAAAAGCCTGGAGCAGACTACAATACTGGTGGATTTTTAGAACTGCCATACAGGGTTTCAGTTGTAACGACTGGGACAGTTAGCCTTTTCAATGGCGATACTGTTAAGTATACTCTTGGGACAGGTACAACTGACTATGGGATTGAGGCTATGGACACACCGAGTACTACCAACAAATCTGTTGGTGTTGTCGTTGGTGCTAGATGGACCGATTCCAATGGTACCCCACAGTGGGGACAATATTATCCAGCTTCTGCAACAAACACTGATGTATGGGTGACTGTTGCACCAGCACAGGATAACGTATTCTCTATCCAGGGAACCAATGCCTGGGCAGATAATCAAATAGGAACATTCACTGCTGTGGCAGACGGAGCGGGCGGAAGTAGCGTAACTGGAAATTCCAGTAAGACTGCTACAAATAGTACTACAAGTACAGGAACTTTCGCTTTACAGATAGTTGATGTACTAAGGGATGGGAATAATGAAAATTCTTCCACTCCGGTTGTATTGGTTCGATTCAATCCTGCTGCAATCCATGCAGTGGAACTAGGCTAAGGAAAGGAGTGAATAATGGCGATTTCTAGAGCGCAAATGATGAAAGAGCTTGTTCCTGGCCTTAACGCCTTGTTTGGGTTGGAGTATAACAAGTATGAAGATCAACACACAGCAATCTATGAGATGGAATCATCTGATAGAGCGTTTGAAGAGGAAGTGAAACTTTCTGGGTTCAATCAAGCACCAGTCAAGTCTGAAGGTAGTGCTATTACCTATGACACGGCACAGGAAACTTTCACTGCTCGTTACACGCATGAAACTATTGCTATGGGGTTCTCTATCACTGAAGAAGCAGTGGAAGATAATCTTTATGCAACGCTTTCAGCACGATACACCAAGGCTTTGGCTAGAGCGATGAGTCATACTAAGCAGACGAAGGCTGTATCTCCATTAGCTAATGGATATGCAGCAGCTACTACTACCTTCAATGCTGGTGATGGCGAACCTCTCTTTAGTTCAAGGACTGGAATTGGTGGTCAAGCAATAAGCAACATGCTCGCAGTGCCTGCCGACTTGTCGGATACTGCACTTGAGCAAGCTTGCATTGATATAGGTGATTTCACAGACGAACGTGGACTTATCATTGCAGCGAAGCCAGTCAAGCTAATTATTCCGTCAGAGCTTCAGTTCGTAGCTACCCGTACACTTGAGTCCGCACAGCGGCCAGGTACTGCGGATAACGATGTGAATGCTCTTAAGAGTAATGGCATGATTCCGCAGGGATATAGTGTAAACAACTTCCTTACGGACCCTAACAACTGGTTCATCATCACTGATGTACCTAATGGTATGAAGGGTTTCACCCGTGCCCCACTTACGACTGGCATGGATGGAGACTTCGATACTGGTAATGTGCGTTATAAGGCGAGGGAACGATATTCCTTCGGCGTTAGTGACTACCTTGGTATCTTTGGTAGTGGTGATGTTTCTTAGGTATTAAATGCCCTTGGGGGGTGGAATGCCCCCCATCTTTTTTAAACCAATCTCGCCAGACTTAATCAGACAGCACACGGACTGGCGAGGTAATTGTGTGCAATGAGGTGATACAAATGGGTACTACAACTTTTACTGGTCCGATCAAGGCAGGTAATGTATTAGCTACAACTGGAACTACAGTTGGCAAATTGGCAAATGTTGGTTCTGTTGTTATGGCGCAGAGTGTGAGTGTTCAAGCTTCGACTACGGCAGTAAAGACAGGTATAGTCGTTCCAGCCAACAGCCAGATAATTGCTATCACGATAATCCCGAGTGTCGGATTCGGGTCTAGTACAACGCTCGGAACAACCAGTGCGGCAACCAATTTGACGGATTCGAAGAACCTCCCTATCAACACCTTGGCGTGGTTTGACCCGCTTTCGGCGGGGGCTTGGGAGGATGTTGGATCCACCGATGTTGAGATATGGCTCAAGAGCGGGGCCGCTGTTGGAACCGGCGTGCTTATCCTGCGGTACATCCAGAACAACAACGTGACGGCATAATCCACTGGGGGCACCTCCGGGTGCCCCCTATTTCGTCATCCGTGATGGGTTTTTCGACCATCGCGAAAGGTTTTCGACATCTTTTCGAGAATGGAGAATAACATATGAACACGTTCAAACTTTTAACAGTGCTGCTCGCTATAGTGCTGTTCCCGTTGGAGTCATTGGCTGTTGGGGATTCGGGTGATGTTCCCTTGCGTACAGGGCCGGATACGACTTCCGGTTCCTGTTCTGTGAGAGAAGGTAGGGATTGCTATTTTGTGTTCGGGACTACCACTCCTCTCGCAACTGCCTTGAACTCAAAGGTGTTTCAGGTAGACGCAAGGACTGCGATTGCCTGCCTCGCGGACGTTGGGAATACGTCAGGCTCTGTGACGTTTTGGAAGGCTGTTAACCCCATTGCGCCTGTGACTCGCGCTAAAAGTATGGTTCCATCGGCTGCTTCAGCGAGTACCCTTACTGTCGGAGTGACAAATACCAATTGCTTCACGCTGAGCACTGGGAGGTGGTGGATAGAGGTTACTGCTGCTACGAACTCAGTTGACTCGGTAGTAGTTATTACCGGGTCGAAGGAGTAGTCGCATGAACAAACTTATTCTAGCGATTCTGCTATCGCTCTCTATGACCGCCCATGCTCAAGTATCTGGACCCGGCAACACTTTTGGTGGTGGTGGTGGTGGCCTTGGCACTTGCCCCACTGGGGACATATGTCAAGCCGCGAACGATCTGGTTCTAAAGACTGGGAATCTGATTATAGAGACACCCGGTGCTGGGGTTATTGTCACACCACAGGCGGCTGTCGGTAGTGGGATTGTACTCTCCGAGATGGGCAATGGGGTGGGCAATCATGCGTTGACCTTGAAGCTGGACGATACGGATTTCCCAGCAAGTCTGGGATGTACAATTAATTCCGAAGGGTTCTGGAGCGGCACTGGGTGCCGTGGCTTGGGCCAATCTGCCTATGTGTGGGGTAGCAGCACAGTGACACCAACTGCGGGCGAGTGCCAGTCGTATCTCTGCGGCGTTCCTTTTGTGATTGATAATTTAGAAACTCCAGCCTTATCGTCCGTCCCATTTTATGCAACTACGACAGCCTCTACCTTTTCCTCGTTTGTATTTAAGCCCCAGCAACTCGGCGGCTTCCCTTTAGTAGTCATGGACTCAGCCTTTGAAGGGACACCCGGATGCGGGCAGCTGACAGGCTCGTGCTATATACCGCTGAGTCCTGTTGTTGAAGCAACTTTGGGAATCTCCGATCTTGACATTCTTACAGATACGGTCAACGGCATTGAACTCGCAGCTACCGCAGACTCAAGCACTGCCTTTGATGCTGTGGGTGACCAATGCAATGGCAGCGTTTTCACCGGGGCCTGTGCTCGGGGGGGGATAATAATTTCCGACATCGACGCAACCGCCGGAAGAACCACATGGCACGCTAGGGTGGAAGCGACAGCCAGTACCGTTATCAACTCCTCCGCATTACCGTCGTCCGCCTGTTCGATACACCTTTTGCCGGACGGGAGTGGCTCAGGCGGCTCAGGCCCCGTCGCCCTCAACCTACCTATGGACCCGGCGGACGGGACCCTTTTTCAGGAAGGCACTTATCA